CTTGACAGTGTCCCTCACTTTTTGGTATACTATGTATATAATGAAAAAACAAAGAGGACACATTATGAATAAAATAAAGAAACTTGGATTACTAGATGCTGACTTCCTACAAGGAATGTCATTGTTTGTACTTGCACTATTAGTTGGGGGTGCATCATAATGAAATTATCAAAACTAGTAAATGATGTGAATGCAGAACAAGTTGCATTAGAAAAAGCAGACAACCTATGTACTGCAGTCGAGAAACTATGTGAAGACTTGACTACTGCAATGCATGAAAGATGGGAACACACTCGTGGTGAAACAACCCACGACTTTTCAATTGGAAAGAAATACATTCGTGTTTATTCAGTAGAGAATGGTCAACCAGCATCTTGTTGGGGATTCATTAACATCTTAGAGTTTACCAAAGGTAATGTTAAGTTTGAAAGTGGTGATGTCTTAAAGTCAGCAGGGTGGAAAACTCCTGCTATCAATCAACCACGAGGAAACGTATTTGATGGTTATTCAATCGACCCAAATTCAGCAAGGATTTATGGGCCAGATTATTTAAGAGGGTAGGGGTTGACAATGACCCCCACTTTTTGATATACTATGTATATAATGAAAAAAGGAAACAATATGTTAAAATTAGTAATTCACACACAATACAAAGAGAACTATGCTGCTCATGACGAAGGTTATGACCATGGTGTTTCAGAACCATACTGGAAATTCAAAGGTGGTTCAATCTATGTGATTGAGGATATTGATTTTATCAATACAGAGTATCTACAAGGTCTAGTTGACGAAGTGTCACCTATCTTTGTTTACTCTAACCCTGCTTCAGAGTGTTACATCATTGATTGGGAGTTAGTTCCACATGAAGAGAATCCTTGGGATGAGTGGGAAACACCTTATAAGTTAATTAAGGAAGGTAAACCTATGTCAGAAATTGCATGGTCAATGTCTAAGTTCACCGACAATACTGAAGACGGATACTTAAGAAGTGAGATTTCATGGCAAGACCAAACATGGTTTTACAAAGCAGATGGTGAAGTGAGTTCGTATCACTCTGTTTACGAAATGACTGATGGACAGAGATGTGTTGGTCAGAAAGGACTCAAAGAATATTTTAATAATTTAGAGGTAGCATAATATGATAATAAAAGATTACGAAGTGTGTTCTCCCGATATGACTTCGGGTGGAACTTCCCTTAAGGGATATAAGACGACAACCTATGACAGGTTGTGTCAAGTGTTGGGCCCCCCAACGTTTACTAGTGCTGACCCATATGACAAAGTGTCATGTGAGTGGTACATAGATGCAAAGTGGTACGATGCACAAAACATCGATGAGATTGACTATGATGATTGGGAGTATGAGACTGTCACCATCTATGCATGGAAGTACGGATACATTCCTACAGAAGAGTGTCAGTGGAATATTGGTGGGACATCCTACAATGCAACAGATGTTGTTGACATGATTGTTGACAACTTTAATAGAAATGGTGAAAACCACAACGGAGAAAGATATGCAGCTTAATTATGAAAGTGCAAAACTAATTGCAGAATGTACAGGTGGTAAGTTATCAGCAGATGATGTTATAAACCTTGCAACCTATGGAACAACTAATCCACAAGACATGAATCCTTTTCAAGGTGACATGTTTGATGATGGTACATGTATGTGTGGGGTCAAAGATTGTCCCGATGCATATGCACATACCACGAGTGGGTGTTAGGATGGTTACATTAAATCAGAACCAACCACCTTTTGAATCTGCAGAGTGGTTCCCCGAATTAGATGCACTACAGGAAAGTGGTAAGATGAATATGTTCGGAGCTCCTAGGTGGTTACAAGATACATTTGGGTTCTCTAAAGAACAAGCACAAACAATCTTTAAAGCATGGACAGAGTACAAATCATGAAGATGAGATATATAAGTTTTACACTAGGTGCATTACTAGGTTTCCTATGTGGTGCAATGGTAATGAAGGTTGAGGCTTCTGATGCAAACAATGACATTTATTGTATGGCACAGAACATTTACTTTGAGAGTGGTAACCAACCACTAGCAGGTAAGATTGCAGTTGCACAAGTAGTTCAGAATAGAATGGCACATCCCAACTATCCATCTACTGCATGTGATGTTATTTACGATGCAAAGTGGAGAACTAACTGGAAAGGTTTAAGTGTTCCAGTGTTAAACATGTGTCAGTTCAGTTGGTTTTGTGATGGTAAGTCAGACGACCCAGTGGATAGTCCAACGTGGTTGTCCTCACTCAACATTGCAAGGAACGTAGTGCAAGGTGGATACGGAGATATCACTGAAGGTGCTACTCACTATCATGCAAATACAGTTCACCCTTATTGGGCAGACTCATTGAATGAGACTGTAATTATTAACGACCATATATTTTACAAATGAAACAATATCAAACAGAAACAAATTACATCAACGATGGAGTGCAACACCTTTATAAATTTCCTAATAACTTAGGTGCAAGTGTGGTTAAACATGATTACAGTTATGGTGGTAAAAGTGGATTGTGGGAACTTGCAGTTTTAGATTACTCTATAGACAAGACTGGTGAATTGTGTTATACTAGTGGTATAACTGAAGATGTTATCGGACACTTGACATGGAAGAATGTCGAAGAGTTCTTATTAGAGATTAAACAACTATGAATATATTTTACCTACATAACAACCCAATCAAATCTGCAAAGATGCACTGTGACAAACATGTTGTCAAAATGGTTATCGAGTATGCCCAGCTACTTTCTACTGCACATAGAATGTTAGACGGTACTCAATATACCGATGCATCTAGTGGTCGTAGAATACAAAGGTGGAAACTAGACAACTCAAACATGGACGGTGTCTTATACAAAGCGTCTCACATTAATCACCCCAGTGCAATATGGGTTCGTGAGAATGCAATTCAATATCAATACATGTATGACTTGTTCGTAGAATTGTGTGACGAGTATACTTTCAGATATGGTAAAGAACATTTGACCGATACAAAATTACGACAATTACTTAATCAACTACCAAACAATATTACACTAGGTGTATGGAGAGAACCACCTCAGTGTATGCCTGACGATGTCAAGTGTGAAAGTGTTATTGATGCATACCATAAATACTACAAAGTATACAAGAAGGACTTTGCAAAATGGACTTCTAGACCTACCCCACAATTTATGAGTGCTTAATTATGCCGATGTATGAATTTGAAAACACCGAGAACGGTGAACTGTATGAACTCTTGATGAAAATCAGTGACAAAGAAAAATATCTTAAAAAGAATCCCCACATTAAACAAAGAATGTTCACTGCACCTGCAACTGTAGGTGGTCATGGTGACAGAGTTAAAGTGGATGCAGGATTCAAAGAAGTATTATCTAAAGTTGGTGAAGCATATAAAGGTTCAGATGTTGACAAAAGATATAATGGTACGGGTGTTAAAGAATCACAAACTCGTGCAATCGTTAAAAAACATATGGACATACAGTCCAAAAAGAAGTAAAATATAACTATGGATAATTTAATAAGTATAACTGATTTAGAATCACTACAAGATAACATGACTCGTGTCCAAGAAGATGGGAAGAGATTATATGTAACACCCGAAGGTCAGAAGTATCCAAGTGTGACTACAGTGACAGGACTACTTACTAGAGACCATATTAAGTTGTGGAGAAAACGAGTAGGTGAAGAAGTTGCAAATAAGATTTCAACAGGTGCAGCTAGAAGAGGAACAAGAATGCATTCCTTATTCGAACAATATCTCAGACAAGAAGAAGAGATAGTGTTTGATAATGTAATGGAACAATCTATGTTTAATGCAGTGCAACCTTTGTTGGATGAAATCTTACCTATAGGTTTAGAGGCATTTATGTGGAGTGATTCATTGCAAATGGCAGGACAAGTAGATTGTGTTGGTGTATTTGAAGATGAACTTTGTATAATAGATTTTAAAACAAGTGCAAAGTATAAAGAAGATTATATGGCTGACCCTTGGTTTCATCAGATGACTGCATATGCAATCATGGTGGAAGAACTTACAGGTGAAGTTGTCGAATCAATACATGCAATTGTAGGTGTTGATGGTGGTGGGTGTCAGTTGTTTTCAGCAGACCCTAGAGAGTATGTCGATAAACTCTATGATTTGAGAAATCGTTATAGTAGTTTACACGGAGTATAGAATGATTAGTAAAAAAGAATTTACGGATGCAGTGGAGAAGTTAGTTATTAGAGGTAGTGATGTACTAAGTGCTATCATTAAAGTATGTGAAGATAATAACCTTGAACCCGAAGCATCAAAAAGACTTATATCTGCACCTCTTAAAGAGAAATTACAAGCAGAAGCAAAGGGATTGAATCTTATCAATAGAGGTGAGAATTCAGTTGGAACAATAACCAAATTTTTTTCAGTATAGGAGAATAATATGAAGAAAGGTGATATCGTCACGGTAGTGACAATTAGTGGAGAGTATGTAGGTGTACTACTTTCAAATGATAATGGGAGTGTAGAAATCGAAGACCCAAGAATGATTCTATCAAATCCTAACGATGGGTCTATGGGTTTTGCAAAAGGATTAGCTGCAACAGGACAAGAAAATCCTGCACATGCAATCTTTCAACAAGTAGTGTTTGTTGTTCCTTCTGCAGAAAAAGTTGCAGATGCACATCAGATTGCAACTGGTAAAAAAGAAGCACCTAGAGTTGTTGCACCCGAAGAGAAGAAGATTATAACTTAATGACTTCTAGAGAAGGATATGACGCTTACACATTATACCTTGGAATAAAATTACACTTCTATTCCAAGGATTATGATTTCGTTAAGTATAATGGAAAAGTAAAGTCAGATATAAACTCCTTCTTAAAACGTAAAGACAAATACCATTTCGGTAAATTATTTAAAACCTACAAACAGGAATTGCAAGATTTTTATATTGCAAACTTATCCTTTAAAGATTATTGGGCAGGTGACCTGTTAGACTCAGAGTGTGATAAGAGATACAGAGAGTGGAAAGGTAGACAACAAAAAATGTCTTATATGTTTAAAACTGAAGTGTCTGATTTACTATTAAAGAAAAACATCAACCAAGTATTGGAAGTGAAGAAAGGACAACACCCTCTTTTACTTAAATCCTATTTAGCTAAGAAGACTTCTTTAGAAACTATGTGCATATTGGATGACATCATAGGGTTTACTAAAGATTGGGAGAGATTAATATCAGAACAAATCGTGTACCCCGAGGTTCAGTTGAAATTGAACAAGTACAAAGCTTTCGTCTCAGTAGATGTGAACAAGTACAAAAATGTTCTAATGGGTCTATGTCAGAATTAATCATACTGGGTAATGGCCCAAGTAGAGTAGGTTTTGACTTCTCTAGTGTCACACATGAAGTGTGGGGTTGTAATGCAATCCATAGAGACACTAACGAGTGTGACATAGTGTTTGCAGTAGATATGCCTGTACAGAAAGAGTTAGTTACCTCAGATTACTATAGAGGTAATCTAGTTGCATTTGCAGATATCGACCCACTACCGATTGAACTGTTTGGAAGTCTGGCTTCTACTATGGAAGGTGTATGTGAAGTCAATATTAAAGATGATGACACACACTTCATCATACAAGGTGATGGAGAGTCCACAGATTTTTTGGGTCTAATACGTCCCGATTTAATTGTCACATACAATGACCCAATATTAAAGAACCTGTTTACAGGTATGTCTGCATTAGGATATGCCTTGTTGTCAGATTTTGAGAAGATTACCTTAGTTGGATTTGATGCATTAGTCAATGACGACCCAAGTAATGTTTATGCAGGTAGTGATAACTATGTGCATAAATACAATAGTGAACACCCAGTGTTATATGCACAGCGTTCACAATTCATTGCACTACTGGAGAGGTTTCCAAGTAAAGAAGTTTTTTATAAAAACCCTCTTGGAGAATCAACCAAAATAGTGTATAATGAACTATATTATTATGAAAGTAGTGATAAGTGGATTCTAGGTCAAGGTCTAGAATCTTTATAATAAAATGCGATATAATTGTACGATAAAATAGGAGAATACAATGTCAAGTAGTTTAGATAAACTAAGAGCAGCGATGGAAACTGCTTCACCATCTGATGGTGGAAAAAAACAATCCTACAGTGACGACACAATGTGGAAACCCGAACTAGATAAAACTGGTAATGGTTATGCAGTGGTTCGTTTCTTACCTACCCCCGAGGGAGAAGAGATGCCATGGGTATCATATTTCGACCACGGTTTCCAAGGCCCAGGCGGATGGTATATTGAGAAGTCTTTAACGACAATCAATAAACAAGACCCTGTGTCTGAATACAACACTCAGTTGTGGAATACTGGAATTGAAGCAAACAAAGAGATTGCAAGGAAACAGAAGCGAAGACTTCACTATGTTTCT